TCCTCGATGGAAACAGGAAATCTTGATTTTAAGCCATTTCTTCCAGCAAAATGTAGGAATACTCAAGAAATAAACGACATTTCTACACTTTTTTATACACCGTTTCACCTTGTATTACATTATTCGCTTTATCAAGGATATTCTCCCCCTTTGAATCCTGAAGGGTATCGAGAAACGAATATCTCGAAGGGTAGTCTTTAAATGCGGTCCCTACAATTTTTGTACCGTCCGCTTTATGCGCTGTATAACCTCGCAACAATGTTTCCTCTGTGATTGTATCCTCGGTCAGATCTATGAGGGTCTTACCGCTATAAACGACTTTACTTGTAGCCATTTAAGCCTCCCTTCTACCCGATAGTTACCGTGGTACCTCCAGCGGGATTTTCACTTTCCTGATACGGAATTGCTGCAACTGTAACCTGTGATAAGTAGTTATATCCTTCTTCAGTATCTGGTAATACAGTCTGTTCTGTGGTTTTCGGTGTAACTGTCTTGGCCTGTGGTTTGGCGTCTTCTGTTCCGGACATCGTTCCCTCAACGCCAAGCAACGTAATACCCTCTCGAATATTAGCAGGAACCAATTTTTCTTTTTCTGTATCTACAATTCCAACTTTACCAGAACCATCATGATATCCCTGAGGAACTGTATATTGCTCATCCTTAGAAGAAATTGTTCCAGCCACAGCACTATTGTTTTTCATAGTACCAGTCAGTTTCTTACCTCTTACATAAGCGGTCTTTCCCTGAAGAATTTCAGCAACAGCAGCCGTCGCATCACTAGAATCTACATCGTACTTACAAGTACCGGTGATAGTCTCTCCTTTTTTATCATGAGCTGTAAATCCATCGAGAATTTTATCAGCAGTGACAGTATCGCCACTTAAATCGATCAGTGTCCGTCCACCATAAATTACTTTGTTAATAGCCATATTCGTATCATCCTCTCTTTTAAAAATAAAAAAGAACGGTTTCCCGCTCTAATTACTCATTTTTATTTGCCTGTTTGATAATCTGATTTACATAATTACTGAGACCTGCCATTAAAATCCCCTGAACAATTGCTGTAAAGACCGCCATAGCAATCTCCTGACCGTTACCTAATGGCGATGTTGCCAGAACCCAAATTCCACAAAGAACGATTCCTCCTGCCCCCAGAAGCATAGGGATATATTTATCCTTAACCACCTGTGTCTGCTTCAATGCCATTCCGCAGAAATACAGAACAATCGCTACAACAATCAGTTCCGGTTTTACATAATTCATAATCTGTTCCATGATTGATTCCTCCTACTGATTTTTTTGAGTATATGTTGATTTATGAATGGGTAGTTTGTTGACTTCCGACATAACTTTCTTCGCCGAACCATTTCCTCCCATTTTTTCATAAGGCTTATAGAGATAATCATGCAGATTTTCATATTCATCCTGCGTAATCCAACCCCGATCGATATAGGACATGCCAAGATATACGATTCTGTCATGAGCAAGCCCAATCAACATCTGTGTTCTCACATCTTTTTTCTCGCTTCTCTTCTGGATGTATGCCCAAAAACCAGAAGAAGCGACAACTGCACATACAATCGTCGCTACCATTTGAAACCATGGCTCCATATAGGTACCCTCCCATATTTATCTTGTTTTATCGACTATAATCATCTTTTTATTGACAATCTCAATCGATTTTTCAAATAAATCTTCGTAAAGACCTATTAAATTTTTTCTTTGTTCTTTGGATAGAAGTTTATAAAAACCACCCATCCAGCTTCGAAACATATTTTCTACATTTTCATACGAAATTTCCTCATTCTTCACTTTTACAGCAAGCCTTTTGAGTTTTCTACGCATCGCAGTAACTCTCTTTGGATTGATTCGTTTGATTACTTTACCGGAATCGGTCAAACTATATTTGATTTGCAGAAATTTGTATGTACTGGAAATCTTCACAATTCGAGTTTTCTTCCTATTGATATGGATTCCATATTCTTCTGCAATCTGATGAATATGATCCAGCAAATCTAACAATTCTTCTTTGCTCGGGTTCATGATATACCAGTCATCCATGTATCTTCCATAGAATTTCTGACTTCGCACATACTTGACATAATTATCGATCCGATATGGATAATAAATTCCAATAACCTGAGATAGCTGGTCGCCAATATTAACCGATTTCTCCATCCATTTTTCACCAGTCAACTTTGACTCTGGAATATTTCTATACTCCAACTTATTGAAAGTATCTGTCATACATGTGGCATATTCTTCGTCTGTCATGTAAGAAACATCGATTTTAAACCCGTCAAAAATTTGCGTTAATAACCAATCAATAAATTCATCGTCATCAAATAGCCTCAACAATTCTCGTTTGGCAATTTCATGAATGATGTTGTCATAAAACTTAGAAAAGTCTCCAAACAATATCCAACCTTCATTCCCATACAAACGATAATATTTACGAAGATGAACTTCGAATCTATCTCGCTGATGAGAGATTCCTCTTCCTTTTATCGAAGCACAATTATCATAAATAATATGCTTTTTCACTTCAGGAAGTAAAATCTCATCGCATAAAACATGTCGAATAATACGATCTCTAATTTGAATACTTGTTATAGGTCTTACTCGACCTCTCTCAAACAGCGTGAATTCTTGTGTCGGTCCATTTTGAAGTGTCCGATTTATCAAATCATCTTGAATAGAAAAGATATACCTCAGAAAATTCATCATGAATTTCTGTGTTGTTTCTTTCCATTTGCTGGTTTTGACAGAGGCCTTATAAGCCCTATACAAATTGTTGGCGTCACAGACAATCTCCTCATAGTTCATAAATCATTCACCGTGTTAGCAATACTTACCGTAGTAAATTGCGTCCGGCTTTGCTATTTATCCCTTCGGAAAGGACAATGTCTCCTTCTCTGTTGGTTAGGCAGAGAATCCGGACCAACCCCAAGAGAGGTCGAAGCGTTGTTGTAGTTCGTATTGCCATTGTTGTTCACATTAGCGAAATTAGCCGAAGAAACGACGCATAATTAGACATTACCCTTTTAACTGTGACCTGATTCGGTTATCTCGTTGACGCCACTTTTTTATCAATCCGATTTCTCGGTCGATAGCTTTAACATAGCGACTATAGAGATTAACATCCACTTCGAATATCTCAACGATTCGTTGTAACTCTTTTAAGAGTTGTTCGCAGTTTACTATGGCTGTATTTTGATAATCTCTTCTTTTCTCATATTCATGCAGCGTGGTCGGATATATAGAATTTGCTGCCCGGATGTTACTCGTTAGCATAGAAGCTAGCTGATCTATTCGATTTTTATAATTCAGCATCAAATATCTATACTTGGAAAAATCCTCAGCGGACTCTTTTCCATAAGCATATTTTACCCGGACAAAATGATCCAAATCTTTTACTCCGAAGCTACGCTGCATCAGCTCGATTAACATATCATGTAATTCAACAGAATAAGTAATCGCTTCAAATTTGGATTCTGTCCGGTCGCTCACTAGGACACTCATGCGTAATCCTTATCCGTAATCTCTTTAAATTCTTCTTCCGTGATCCAATTCATTTTCACGGCATTTCGGACACGCATCTCGTTCCACATTCCCATGTTATAATAGCGTTTTACTTTGTCAAAATTTTTACTACGTCTCATGTCAGCTCTCCTCCTTACAGTTCAATTTCAGACATCATGGCTATATATTCAATATCCGACTGTAATTTAATAAAAGCCAATTCATTTTCTGGAACATCACGAAGTATAAACCAATACTCCTCTCCCATCTTTGTGATCTGTACCAGTTCCATATTCGTATGGACATCGTCTTTTTCGCCGTCATTGATTGTGACATTTAGGCAGTTCCCATCAAAAATGGTCTCATCAATTTCCACAGGCGAAATAAAGTTGTTTCCGTTCAGTTTCAGATTATCAATCACTGTCCCATCAGCCAGAGTAATCTTATAAATCTTATCATCCATTTTGACATTCACCTTTCATTCATTTTTTCTTTTTATAGCACAGATAGCTGTCACCTGCGTACTGTTTTTTTTCGGGGCACAGGGCCCCTGGATTAAAACTAACCAATAGGGAATACCGGACGAACCCCAAGAGAGGCCGAAGCGTAGGAGTAGTCCGTAGCGCCACCGTGGAGCACAACAGCGAAATAAGCCGAAGAAACGACGTCTCTGAGCCAGAAAGTCGCACGGTTTGCAATAAATTTCGGAACCACAGTAAATAAAGCAAGCTGCGTCTTTCCAACTGTATATCGATTCGGAACAATTTTTCCATCTCCAGCCGGTGCGAAAACGTGACTTCCATACATCATAATCTCATTAGGAAGTTCTAAAGTAGAATCAAACCACGCCCCTCCGGAGGGATATCCTTCCGTAACGGCATTTGTCAGATGTTCACGATGAGAAAGAATCAGATTACCAAAAGCACTTGCTGCTAATGTTTTCGCCTGAGCGAGATTTTTCTTATACATTTCAGAACCTACATAACCACCAGTAGTGATGTTCGTCGCGTTCATCTGTGCATTGTAAAGTGGTTTGTCCGGCATAATGACCAAATGAGGTTTTGTAAATGCAGTATCTCCGCAATCATACCAGTAATCAAAATCCACAATCCTCCACGTATAGCTTCCGATAGTCCAATAATCACCTAAGAAAAAGCCCTTAAAGGTACCATTTTTAATATTGGTCTTCTGTTCTTCTGTAACAACACTTCCAAGGTTTTTCCCTCTGTAAATCATTCGGCGCTGTTCCTTCGGCACAAAAGAATCCAGAATAGCAAACAATGCATCATTGGCACCAATTGCTTTGTTTCCGGCCGCAGTTCCAACTAAAAACTTGTCATTTGTAGACAAAGTCTTAATTTGATCAAGCTCTGACAGATTAACCCCGGAAATAAAATCTTTTGAATTCATGAGGCCGATCAGAGCCTTTGCGAAATCGCTTACTAAGATCGTTTTAGTCCCGTTGTTACCATCAATCAAGACAATATTGCTCTCATCCAACTGACGAACTTTCTCATAATCTGTAATTTTCATTTTGTCATATCCTCCTTTTTTTATCTAATGCAAAAAATAACGCGACCATCAATAGGCTGTCCATTACTATCCAGAATCAAAGAACTGGAGTATGCTCTCGCTACAATCGGATCTATGTCACTATCAATAATAGTTCCGTCCGATGAATCAAGAAGCTTGTCATGGTTCTCGTAACCATTATCATAAAGTTTATTGTAAACGGTAAATTCTGTCCGAATTCCTTCTACAATTTCTTCTAAAATCTTCGTTCGCTCCTGCAACTCCAATATCTGGTTTGCCAGATTCGCCTCTACGTTCTCCGAAAGCGTATCTTTCAACTGTTGGAACCACTCATCAAATAAAGCTTGGGCGTTCTCTCGCCATGCAGCCATTTCGGATGTATTATTGTTCGTGTACTCGTTGAACCAGGTCGCCCATAACTGTTTCCAATAGGCATTCGTTTCTTGCATATCCGCCGTTTGCGTCGCATACCAATCATTCCACTGTTTTTCCCAGTCCAGATAGGATTGTTGAATTTCTTCTGTCTGTGCATTAAACCATTTTGACCATTGGTCTTTCCAGAAAGAATTTGTTGCCTCCATGTCCGAGGTTTCTTTTTCATAAAAAGCATCCCATTGGTCTTTCCACTGAGCAACCAACGCATCAATAGACATCTTCTCCAAAGGCGCTGTTACAAATGGACACTCCGATGTTCCAACCGTATTAGTAATATTCGCCTGTCGTATGGATGTAACCCCAGAATTTACTCGAATGTACGCCAATGGATATTGCCAACGATCATTTGTTTTTATCATTGATGGTTTTACCGGATTTGTAGCCGGTGTACCCTTAACGATTTTAATGGTATTTGCTCGAACAGATTCTCGAGAATCCACTTCCAAAATCACAGCATCAATTCGATTCAGAATTACTTCTGACTGTGGTACAGTTAATGGAAGCAAGGCGTCGTTCAATGTCCAGGTATGATTAAACCATGCCCGTCCGATTCCGACATTCACCATCATGCCAGTAGACTCTTTTACCATCATAGCAGTCCCAACATGCTGCAAAATGCCGTCACGAATGATTCCGTCAAAAATACTGGACATTTGAATGGCGTCATATCGCCGGTCTTTGTTCTTTGAGTTATAGAACCCATAAGTGACACTCATTTTTCTTCACCCCTTTCCTGCTATTCTACGGTAACGAATGTCGGATACGAATCAAGTCCTTCTTTGCTCTGGGAACGAATAAATTCTGTGACACGGGCTTTTCCCTCAATGCCGTATTCGTTCACAATCTGGACCATGTCTCCTAAGAAGAAATCCTCTCCATATCGGTACATTCTTGTCGTTTCAACCTTTCCCTCAAACGATTTAGTTGCGATGTTCTCAGCCAGATTTTCCAAACCTCTTTGAGAAAGCTGTGCTTTATACTCAGCATCCGTTAATGTTTCATTATCCACGGTCGAAGAAACATCTCTGGCATCTGTGTAAAGTTCCCTTCGATTCAAACCTGTTCCGGCTCCAGACGAACAAGCTACAGTTGTAGTCTTCCGATCAGCCCCTTCTCCCTCTCCGGCAACCAAAGTAACAGTTTTTAAAGTCTTCTTTGATTCCAGATAATTGGTATTGATTACATTCTCAAACTTGGGAGAAAAGATGACATATGGATTCGTGAACTGATCGTAAGAACGGTCTGCACCGGCATAGAGTTTAAAAACGAATTTGTTATCGTCGGACAGCTTGATTCGGAAACCGATATTCTTGGAATCGCACAGCTTTTTTATGGCATCATACAGATTATCTCCGGTAAACTGTGCATCTACCGTCAACCCAGTAATCGCCGGATCTGTTGATGCTTCGAATATCAATCTTTCCACCTTTCGAGAAGCATCAGAAGGATTGATGATATTCTCATCCAACAGCTTTTTAATTCCATTTTGAAAGTTTCCGCTTAGAATCGTTTGTTTCCAAATAATGCGGCGTTCCAAAATGGACTCCAATGACCTTCCGGTGACTGTGAAATGGTTTCCGTTTTCGGCATCTGATTCAATCTTTCTATCCTCGACAATCATAGTCTGGTCGGATTCTTTCAGCCAGAGATAGTAGTCGTCTTTCAGGATTTCAAGAATAGAATCGTTGATGCTTGTATATACCTCAAAATCACCATAGGCGGAATACCGCTCCGTCCATATAAGCGACTCGAAGGTATCAAGCACTGAAAGCATTTTCAAAGAAGTATCCAGAACAATCAATTCCATAACTATACCCCCTCAAATGCTGTCCGGTTTTCAATCTTAAACTGTACATTGGTCGTTCCTTCTTCAACCACATAAGCAAAAATGTTATCGCCTTTGGATAACTGAAACCAATCTGAGTCTTTGTCAAGACAGTTTAAAATATTGGTATAAATACCATTTCGAAGAAGTGTAATTGATTTATCACCTTTAATCGTTGAAATGATGATTTCATCACCTGCAACCATTCCAGAACCAGTTAGTTTCTCTAACTTATCAGTGTCAATGCGCATTACTTCTCTCGTCCCGGTATTATAAATCGTAATGTTTCTCACATTTCCGATGGCATGGATGGTAATCACAACCCCGATTTCAGCATCACCGGAGTAATATACTGTCTGCTCAGTTTCGTTTTTAATCTCGCCAAATTCGATTAGAGATTCAGTCAAAGATTCATTCGAAAAAGCAAACTCAAACAAAGGTTCCACACCGTAAAAGATAGTTGTGTTGGTTCCATCCGAACCAGCAGAATAAAAATAAGGATCGGGACACACGATGGAAATTTGTGTCGTTTCATCGCTGCTGAAAATATCCGGCTCATTCGATTCCACATAGCCGTAAGTCTCACAAATGCGGTTATCTGTCTCGATGAGAAGCGTCACTCTCTTCTTTATCGGAAAGTATTTGTAGGAGTCTTGTCTTGTGTCTTCGATCTGAGGGGTAAACATCAGTTTTAAAGACATAACAATATTTCTGGAATTCACTCTTGCTGAGTTATACAGTGATCCATCATTCGTAGAAATTTCAGTCGTGTTAATATCAGCTTTGCTCGGTCCTAATCCGCTTATCGATTGAACAGCGAACCCGGATTTTTCCGGGAACGCTAATTCAAATCTCTTGGATTCTCCTAAATAATTAGTTACCGTTACTGCTCTAATCATGTATTACTCACCAGCCCTTTCATCGCCGAAAATTGATTCTTTGTCTGTCGATAAATATCAATTCTCGACAAAGCCTTAGGCGAATAATTATTTTGTGTGAATTGATAGGTGTTCCCCGCAGAAGAACTTTCTCCATTTTGAACTTCCATCTCTGAAACCCGCTCATTCATTCCAGTGCTAACGGACAAAGCCTGATTACGACTGAACAAAGTATTCAATCGCCCAGTCCCTGCTTCAACAGCAGATAGATCAAGCACTGGTCGAATAGTAGGTTGAACGTCCATATCTGCGTCTACATAATCCGCAATTCTGGAAATGACATCATTCAATCCATCAATAGAAGATTTGGCAATTTCCCGTCCGGCTTTACCAGCTTTTGAAACGTTATCAATCAATGCGTTTATAAAACCGATTCCCGCAAAGTCACCAATTCCATAAAAACGTTTGGAAGGGGAATGTTCATCCAATTCGTCTTCCGCCGCTTCTGCTGCCGCGGCTGCCATTGCTCTTGCTTTTGCCTCTGCTTTCCAAGTATTTTCGCTTATACCATTACAAAAACCATCGACCAAATATGAGCCAGCAGATTTGAACTCACCATAATAATCTTTGATAGCAGTTATGGCACCACTCAGCGTAGTTGTAAAAGCGGTTCTGAGTTCACTATCCTTACTTCTAACCCCCGCAATAAACTTAACCATGAGTGTAGAACCGCTAGTTTGAAATTCTCCCTGTTTTCCGTTAATTGCTGTCAATACAGCTTGAACTAGGGTTATGAATGTTGTTGTCAGTTCAGATTTCTTCGCATTTGCTCCGTTGATAAAAGATGCCAACATACTCGATGCTGCTGTTGTTACCCGAGTTCCTGCATTATTGAATGCATTGATAAATCCAGTTACACCGGTTTCCCCGAGAGTTGTCAACGCGGAACTGAAAGAAGTCATACCACTTGTGTCCAGACCAACCATCCCATTAGCCATACTCACAAGGCGATTCGTCTGGGTAATTACACTAGACAGCAGAGTTGTATCAATACCGCTGATACTGTTGTAATAATTGCCGAAATAGGAACCAAACGATGCCATGTCACTACCGAAGCTGGAAAGTGTCATATCATCAGAGAACCATCCACCTTCTTTTGGAAGACTTTTCTGAAGTTCGACAATAGAGGTCGCAGCATTGGTTGTAGCAGTAACAATATTCGCGTCTACATTTTTCATATAGTTGGAATACTGTGCAAAATTCTTACCAAAGGAAACAAGACTTGTCCCAAAAGAGGCAATATCGTTGTCTCCGGTAAACCAACTCACCAATCCACCAGTATTCGGTAAAGTATTTGCCAGTTCAACCACCGCTTTTCCAGCCGTTGCAGAATTCGTAACCGCTTCCACATCGATACCGGCAATCGCATCGGAGTAGGACTTCATCGCCTTACCAAACGGTACCAGATTTTCTCCAAATGCACCCATGTCATTCTCTCCAGTAAAGAATCCAACGACACCGCCGCTATTTGGAACCGTGTTTGCCAATTCAATCAAAGCTTTTCCTGCTGTAGCAGACTCCACAATTACATTTGCATCCAAACCTCTTACTGCTTGTGAGAACAACATCATCGCCTCACCAAAGGGAATAAGCTGCTCGCCAAATGCATCCATGTCATTTTCTCCGGCAAAGAAACCTACTACGCCGCCAGAATTCGGAATCGTGGTTGCCATCTCTGCCATAGCTTTACCGGCAATGGAAGCGTTAGTTACAGCATCGGCATCCAATCCCTGTACCGCGGATGCAAATCCCATCATCGCCTCGCCAAATGGAATAAGCTGTGCGCCGAAAGCGCTCATATCATTCTCACCTGTAAAGAACCCGATTACTCCTCCAGAATTCGGAAGAGTTGATGCCATCTCAGCAAGTGTTCTTCCGGCTGTAGCTGCATTCGCCACTAATTCCCCATCCATACCAGCAATAGCAATAGAAAAATCCCGCATTGCTTCGCCAAACGGAACGAGTTGAGTAGCGAAATCGCTCAGGGAAGATCCTCCCGTAAGCCAAGAAGTCAATCCGTTCAGAATATCAGCCGCAGTCAGAATAAGAATGGTTTCCGCTAATGCTTTTACACCGTCTAACATAGAAGGATTAAGCTGTGTAGCACCTTCAATGAAAGGCCGCACATTTATCATAAATGCAGAAAGGTCTGCTCCGATTTGCGGAAACTGACTGGAAACTCCAGACATAAATCCTCCGACAATACCACCTACAAATTGACCGATAGCGGTACCAATTCCCTGTAACAGCTTTCCGCCTTCTCCAATGAGCCATTCCAATCCGGGTATTTGAGCCAAAGCCCCGACCGCCGCCAGAACCAATGCCAACTCTGCGATGACTGCACCCATTCCGAGAACGCCAATCATAGCACCCGGTACCAAAGATGCAACAGCACTGAGAGCGAGCATGATTGCTGAGAGTAAGCCAATTCCGGCGATTCCTTTAACGAGTACATTCACATCAATACCACTCAAAGCGTCGATTACCCCGTCGAAGAAAGCCATCAATAATTCAACACCGGCTTTAATCAATTCCGGAAGCTTCGTTGTGATAGCTTGAATGATTCCGATTAGAATATCGAATAACTGCTCCACGATGGTCGGTGTATGCTCAACCAGAGCCGAAAGTACGCTGTCAATCAAGACAAACAGTCCATCCACAACTGCCGGAGTAGCCGTAACCAACGCCTCGACAGCAGCAAGAACCAATACGGTAAATGCCTCGGCAATAGCCGGTCCTCCATTCGCGATTACACCAGCAAGAGAAAGAATTCCTTCTCCAATTGCTTCAAACAGTAATGGAATCAGACTAAGAATACTGGATACTGCCACCACAAGGGATGCCGCTCCCGCTGCCCCTGATACTGCCAAAGCAGAAAGTCCAGTAGAAAATGCGAGAATACCGGCACCTGCGGCCAGACACCCTACCCCTAATACAGCAATAGCGGCTGAAAGTCCGAGAATAGCCGGCGTCAGCGGTCCTAACACAACTCCAGCAACACCAAGTACAGTGAAAGAACCAGCTAGTGCCACCAAGCCTTTGGCAATGCTCTCCCAAGACATATTTCCCAATGTCTTGATAACTGGAGTAAATACAGCCAGTGCTGCGGATACTGTGAGAACAGCCGCCGCACCCGGAAGTGCTCCTCTCATCGCATTGAGTGCCACAACAAGAATGGTCATGGAACCGGCAAGGGTCACTAAACCTCTGGCGATTTCTTCCCAAGACATTCCACCCATATTTCGGACCGCTTCACCGATGATGAGTAATGCCGCACCAACTTCCACCATTCCAGTCGCTTTCGACATCATTCCCTTCGGAAGAAGATTCATCGCAACTGTTACAGCCGCCAAAGAACCAGCCATTGTTGTAAGACCTCGTCCAATCTCTCCCCAGGACAAGTTTCCCATCTTTTCTACTGCTTCTCCAAACACAAGCATGGCTGCTCCAAGAATAGTCATTGCTGTAGCTGTTGAAATCACATGCTTCGCATTAGCCGTAACTTTGGTGAATACTGCCAGTTCTGTAAGAACCACTGCAACCGCAGATAATCCCTTCAAAAGACTGGAAATATCCAAAGTGCCAAATGCTCCAACTGCATCCGCCAGAATATTGATGGATGCCGCAAGAAGAACTAAACCGGTTCCTTTCAGAACACCCATCCCATCCAAATCCGTAGTTTTCAGGAATAACGCCAGTTCGGTGCAAAGAACGCCAACTCCAATCAGACCTTTCGCCAAAGATCCTGCATCTAACGCTCCCAAATCTTCAACTGCTCCCACAAGCACTCGAATCGCTGCTGCAAATACTACCAAACCAGCAGAACCTTTTATTAGCCCTTTCGATGTTTTGGAAAGTGCTGTTGCAGACGTCACCAGAATAGCAGATAACCCAGCAACGCCGACTAATCCTTTCAGAAGTCCATCCCAATCCAAACCGGATAATTTCTGCACTGCTCCGGCAAGAATAAGAACAGCAGTAGACAGTCCAATCATCGCAATAGTCAACTGCCCCATTCCTTTGATTGCTACGCCATTCATTATCTTTTCAAAAATAGCCATAGAGCCAAGCAACTCAACAAATAGAACACTCAAAGCACCTAAGGAGGCGTTCAGTTTCCCCGAATCGACAAGCGATAATGCAACTATTGCCGCTGTCAAAATCGCCATCGCACCAGCAATTTTAAGAAGAGTTCCAGCTTTCAGACTTGATTGCCATGCTTCTAAACTTCCCTTGACTCCATCCAAAATATCTTTGAACGAACCAAGTATTCCTCCGCCATTTTCTGTGATTTCCGATAAAGAGTTGATAAACTTCTTCACTCCAATCAGAATTGCAGAAAACAATCCAGTATTGATCAAGTCCAAAATCGGATCAAAGCTCGCAGTATCAAACGCTGTGAGAATCGCTTCTCCGAGGTTTCCAAATGCGTTCGCAACAATAGAACCCAGCTTCGATAAAACAGGAGATGCCTTCTCGACAATCCCGATAATCCCTTCAAATGCCTTCTTTACCAATTCGCCTAATTCTACAAACGGTTCAAATCGAGTCTGTACCTTGTCCGCAAAATTATCGAGTCCACTGGTATCAACATTCGCAAATTCGCTGAAAGCATCCGCAATTGTTTTTACAAAAGTCTTCACACCATCAGCAATCGGTTTCAAGAAATTTCCAATTCCTTCTATGGCTTTGTTGAACGCATCAGATGATTTAATAGCTTCATCAATGCCGACAATGAAATCTCCGATTCCCGCTGTAAAGCCAAGAATACCATCCCCTGCCGGAGCCACATAACCAATCAAATCGGCAAATCCGCCAACTAGTGCTTTAATTCCTTGAAGTCCGATATCAAATAAAGCGAATACCCCTTTGAATGTTCTCTTCAGGTTATTCGCCGTTTCTTCACCTATTTTGAATTTTTCTGTAAGTTCTTGTAGCCCGACTGTAAGATTGTAAAGCTGTTCTCCAGTCATTGGGGGGAATACCTCTCTAAATGCTTCTTTAACCGGCTTTACAATATTCAAAACACCTTCGAAGGCATTTCGTACAGCTTCAATCAGTGCAGTTCTACCTCCAAGCTCTTTCCAATCCTGTAACATTTTATTTCGTGCTTCAGCGGAAGCATTTACCATGTTACCCAAGGAATTACTTACTTCGGTTAGAAGCTCTTTTGCCTCTTCGAAATCACCAATGATGATTTCCCAGCTTTGCGTCCATCCAGACTGAACCGACTCTTTCAGTGTATCCCACAACTGTGTAAATGTTTTTACTTTCGTAGCTGCATCCAGTGCTGTTTTGGCAAGTTCTGTAATTTCTCTAGCCTGTTCCTCTGTATAACCCTGCGCAATAAGATCTGCTTCGGAATAGGCTCCCGATAACTGAGTCAATGTTTCAGTCAGAACTTCTGTTGTCAGCCATTCGCCTTCAGTCAAAGATGCTCGGAATGAGCCATACTTTTCAATCATTGCATCCATGTTGACGCCAAAATGTTCAGCAGTTCGTTTCAACGCGTCTTGAAATAACTGACCGCCCATTCCCGCATTTACAACGGAGTTCCAGTCTTGCAAGCTAACTTTTCCCGCCGCAATCGCCTGTGAAAGCTGATACATGGCAGTGCTTGCCTGCTGAGCATTGGAACCAGAAACCGCTGCCAGGTTCGCAATACCTTTGATAGAGGTTACTGATTTATCCAAATCCACGCCCGCAGCCGTAAAAGTACCAATATTACGGGTCATTTCCGTAAAATTGTAAATAGTCTGATCTGCATATTTGTTCAGCTCATCAAGCGCGGCATTTACCTGGTCAATCGTTGTTCCTTTACTCTGCGTATTGGCAAGAATTGTCTGAACTGCGTTAATCTGCGTTTCGTATTCTTGGAAGCCCATCTTAATCGGATCGATTGTTAATGCCGAAACAATATTTTTACCGGCATTTAATGCGGAATTCGTAATGTTCGACAACGCCGTCATCGCCATGACTTCGAGTGCAGAGAAACGCATTTTTACTGTTTCAACCGCATTGGAAAGCGGCGTCATATTACAGTTTTTGGCTGCAACATTGACATCCTCTAATCCCTTGGAGGCGCCTTTGAGATTTAAGCTTTTTTCGAGCTTTTCGATTGACGATATGCTGGTTTGAACATTCTGCTCAAATTGTTTATTATCAAATCGCATTTCGACAACTCTTTCATCAATTGTCCTGCTCATGGCTTAATAACCTCCTCCCATGCGTTATTTGCAATTTTGTCAAAAATAGGCTGGATAGCAGGATTGATGTAATCTCGCCCCTGTACCCAGCCGCCGTTTCGAGTTCCATGCCCGTATTGCAAAATAATAGCGATTGGAACTCCATTTTGAATATTTGAATTATGAAACGAAATCGTTACAGAACCTTTTCGATTCTCAATCTCGTAATACCAGGAACTCGCCGTTTCCCCAGAATCCACAGGTGTTGCAGACGCAAGGGCGGCTACTCCCTCTTTACCAAACTTATCTAAGTCTCCAATACGAACTGCCTCTTTTGCTCTTTCCAAAAATCGAGTCAGCTTGGAAAAGTCGCCCTTTTGTCTGAATTTGATCATACAATACCTACCTATCTGCTTATGCCTTTTCGATATATGCCGAATGAACAAAGCCATAGATTCTTCCATCAATTCTGATGTAATACCATCGGGAACCATCTGGAGCATTCACAACATCACAAACATCCACTAAATTCCCGTAGCCAAGTCGAGGCCATGATTTAATCAGTGGATTATTCGTTCCTGCCCATGTGCGGACATTAAGAACATCAGCGATTACCTTTCCTACCCATTGTGGTGTTTTGGTAATTACGCCATCATCTGAAACGGTTGTATCTGCATTCGGCTTGCTGGAAGACTGCTTTGTAATATATGCTGCCGCAACAAAACCATATTTTTCGCCTTTATTTCCTGTGATTTTAATGTAATACCAAGGATCTCCATTTTTATCCTTCACCGTTTCGCAAACACCAACTTTAGTTCCCTGCGAAAGTGTCGGATAAGATTTCAACTGTGAATTTTCTGTTCCTGCCCATGTGCGAACATTCAGCGTTCCTGTATTTACCACTCCGTACCATGCTACATTTTTGCTCAGACTTCCGTCTCCAGATGCCGGCGGTGTAACCGGGTTACTTGGAGTGGTTCCTGCACCGCTGTATCTTGGTCTTGCATACCCCCTGATATTTCCATTTCCAACAGAAATAACACGCCTTGCAACGGCTTCTCCTTTATTTCCTTCGATACAGGTAATCTGACCTCCAGAAACACTCTCTACAAAACCGATATGATCTGAGTATCCGTTATTTGGCTGATAAGACTGACCCCAGTTATAGAGGATAATATCGCCAGGTTTCGGCACAATTGTTCCGTCTTCAATCCAGATTCCCATACTCTGAAAAATCTTAACGTGTTGTTCGCATCCACATTCTCGTCCAATCAAATCTGAACATTCGGCTTTGATTCCGGCTGCTGATACTGTAGTATCACACCATTCGTCATGATACTGTACTGCGTAACCTCTCGGAAGGGGTTTTACAGAATTGTATAAATCGATAATCTGTCTGAATTTTCCGTTTACTTCGTTATAACCCAGCCAGCTTCGCATCACATTCAACACATCTTGTGCTGTTTTTCTCATCTGCTCTTCCTCCTGTTTTTCTCCAAAAAAGTAATTCATATCTACATTTCCGTTAATACCAGGAACCTTACCACTGCTTGTATATTGCTGATATGTGCATTTCACATCTGGATTACCGGTATAATCAGCAAGCCATAATATATACTTGTCCAATGTTTCTTTGTCATACATATTCTGGTAATAATCCAGATTTGTATATACTCCAGCTTTATAACCCTGACTCTCCACATAGGAACAGAACGCTTTTGTGAAAGCAATACATTCTGATTTTCCTAATGTAATTCCCTGCTCAGCCGCTTTCTTAACAGTGTCATATTCAAAATCAAAGAATACGATCACATCTTTTCCCAACCCAGCTTTCCGCATGTTTGCAATACAAGAAGCCGCTTCTTCTTCCGCTCCAACTGTGGAAGTTGCGTAACAGAAATGATAAACTCCATGAATCGGAATGCTATTTCCTTTACAACCTTGCACATATTCCAAAAATCGTTTGTCAATTGTCATCCGGTATCCTTCCCTGAGAATTACGAATTCTACACTTTTGGAAACTTTAGAAAAATCTACTTTTCCCTGCCAGTAAGAAATATCAATTCCTTTCTTCATCTTCTCACCCTTTCGTGTTCCATTTTTTCTTTCGAGCCGCATTTAATGCCGCATTTCGTTTCATAATTTCTCTGCGGCTATGTTTCTTCGGCGGTCTGCTCTTTATATCACAGACTCTTATCAGCGTAAAAAGTTTATTGAGATGCCATTTCTGACACTCAAACGGAATGTTTAAGACGATCATCCAATAGTAAACAAGTTCAGCCGTAATTTGCTCTTTGCTTCCAGGGCTTTTCTTCTCCTCAAAAAACTGAGTAGCCGTCATTGGAAGAGCAATATATCGATTAACTTCATTGATATTACTGTTTGTCAGATAGTTGTAAACTTCCGGTTTCACATTCTGTGTAAGAGTCATGCATTTTACATAGTCAATGGTTTCTTCTAATGTTTTTTCCTGCTTTGTCAGAAATGGTTTATTCCATCTCGATTCCCATTTTGAAAGAGAAACAAGAGAATGCTCCAATTGCAAGGTCTGAGCCTTTGTGTAAACAAACTCTTGCTTCGCCTCATCCCAAAATTCCGTGGATGGTATTGTGATTCGGAGCATCTCTTACCTCCCTTTAGTTCTGAGTATTTGTGGAAATCATCGGAGTTGCAGCAGAATTACCAACGTTCATTACTGCGTTCACAAAATCCGCTGCTGCCTTATCGTTTGTAACTAACTCTTCAAACAAGATCTCATAAGCAGGTGATTCCATAAAGGATCTGGAAATCTCCTCAGACTTCATAAAGCGACGACCATCCTCGCTCTTTACACCGTAAGCCTTCTTAATAAGATCCTCGAAGAATTCCATAATCTGACCGCCATCAGCACCGGCACCAATACTTTTAAGCTGTACGTCATAGCCGCCCTTCACACTTGTCTGCATCTTGACAATTTCCGGCTTTGACAGATGAAAATAAAAATCCTCTTTTCTTTCAACGCCGTTCAGATCAATATAGGGAATAGTTTTTTTCAACATAATTTTTTCTCCTTTCAAATAAAAAGAAGCCCCGCACATTGAATACGAGGCTCCCTGTAATTTATTCTCTTTCCAAGGTCAGTCCAGAAAGACCATAAGTCTTCTCAATGCTTTCCTTGTCATGCGTGATTGTCACCTTAATACTCTGAGTATCCTTATTCTTGATAAGGAGTACGATGTTTCTGGCTTCGTCAAGTGTAACCGGTCCTTTTGTTCCGCCTACGAGTTCAACAACTGTTTTGGCTTCAACCGGCTCTGTATCTATCTTGATCGCCAAGTAATTACCTGACTGCTCTGAAACATTGCTACTGAAACCAACATAACCGTCGATATACTTCAGAGTGCCTGTCACCTCATTATCAGCGATAACCACATCTCGCTGTAATTCATTAACTGCTTTTCCAAGCAAAGTAGCCTTTCCGTCTTCAGGCTTAACAGAAAGGCTTATTAAGGGTTTTCCTTTGACATAATCTCGATTACTTCATCCGGTAACGGAAGTCGTGGCTCAACGCCATCATCTCCTTCTGGAGAAGTCGGATCTTTACCATAAAGAATTTCTTCCAACTCAGCTAAATTCTTAGCATTTACTCTGGTAGAATCGAAAGTAAGAATAGCTGTTGGCTTGATTCTCTTTCCTTCAATCAGTTTTGAAATCTCCGCAGGAGTTGTACTAAACTCCCAAGAAAGTGCAATAGGTTCCGGGCTGTCATTTTTGGTCTGATAACCTTTCTCTGAAGGAGAAGCCAGACATCCATACACCAGATGAAGTTTATAGCCATAGTCATCTGAATCGACATCATTTCCCAGAATGGTACGATAAGAAAGACCAAACTGTTTTCTACTCTGCTGCCCCGCAAACACACCTGGAGCAATCTCTACAGAACCGTCACATTCTGCGAATTCATCCGGATAAGTATATGCTTCAATTGTCCCCCCAAAATCTTCTGCCGACATCATATTCAGATATTTGATGTTATCAGCATAGATCGGCGAAGGTTCTGCTCCAGACGGACTCTCCGTCACCGCACTCAGACCATTCCATGCAACACCCTTGTTGTATTTTCCACCAGTCTGAATCGGATAAAGAACTCCATGATCACAACCGGTTTCGTAAAACCGTTCTCCAACTTTATCCCAAACAAGTTTCATTGAATTATTCCTCCAATCTTAAAAATATACATTAAAAATATAGTGGTTCAGATTATCTTTTTTGAAATGCCGGTCAAACCGGCTCATTGGTAAATTCGTTACTTTCTGTACAAGGTTCGTATCCGGATCTTTATCGATAACCACAATGGTATATCTTCGCTTAGATAAATATACCCCGTCGTTTGCATATGTCTTATCAATATCATCAAGACTATATACAATGGCGGGGTAACTCATCTTAACAGATTCTGGCGGCTGAAAATAGCATCGACATCTTTCACCTTCTATGGGACAAGATAAAATCTCGCACAATAGTCCATGAAACTTGATTCGTCGGTCAATCATTATACACACCTCCTACTGTCAAGATCAAACGCGGATACTGAACTTCGACACTGGAAATTTTCCATTTAGCTCCCATAAACTCGACATACCGCATTGCATGAAAATTCTGATAGGCAAAAGGATCGGCTACAATACTGATTTCGTTTGAAATATTGACGTCGTCATTGAGCTTATCGGAAGTTTGATACCGGCTGGTATTCCGAAGCAAATCTCCAAAATATTCCCGTTCAGTAATTTCATCATCCCAAACACCCGGACGAATTTCCATTCTCACAGCATAGCCGATTTTTCCATAAAATTTTGCCATTTTGAATTTTCTCCTTTATTTTCCCTCTAAAGTCAATCCAGTAAGTTTATAAGTCTTTGTAGAAGAGTTGCCCTCATTGTTTACAGTCACCTTAATACTCTGAGTATCCTTATTCTTGATAAGGAGTACGATGTTTCTGTCTTCGTCGAGTGTAACTGGTCCTTTTGTTCCGCCTACGAGTTCAACAGTAACAACTGCATCCTGAGAATCGGAATCCACTTTCAAAGCAAGATAGTTTCCTTCTTGCTCAGAAACATTGCTACTGAATCCTGTGTACCCGGTAACATGTTTTAGCGTACCGGTAATCTCAGCCTCTCCGACAACAACATTCTCCTGTAACGAATCTACTGTTTTCCCGAACAGATTGGCTTCCCCATTTTCGGGATTAACGGAGAAGCCGATTAAGGGAGGTCAGTTACATCCTCTTCGATTGCAATGGCAGAGTACACTCTGGTCAGAGCACCGGAACATCTGGTTTCCAGAAGGGACTTCTCCTGGTTAAAGTCGATATCAAACTGTGTGAAGTGGGTAACTTCGCCGCCCTTTGTGGCACCCAGAGAGTAGTCATTCAGGTTCGTAATGATAGCAAGCAGTTTCTTGGTCTTGCTGTCGTCCGTCTTACGGGTCTTGCCCTCAAACTGCTCAGCGGTAAGAATCTCACCAACGTTAAAAGCAGATGCAAGTTCCGCCTTGGAAGAGTAGATTCTGCGACCATTCATGTCACGAGCCAAAAGCATCACATTAAGCATATGCGGTGTGATATACATATCTGGTGTACCAGTTCCCTTGTAATTCTCTCTTGCATACAGAACCGCATTGATCATAGCCTCGGCGAGAATATAATTTTCACCAAAGTTTGCACCTGTATTGGTTCCCTGAAGCTCTTTCTTTGCGGCTTCTACATCTAAATCTGCATGGATGGTGTACAAATCGTCGTCTGTCCAAATAGGTCTGATTTTATCCGGATCAATTTTACCCTCGTCGCCATCTTCACGACCGTCTCCCAGCATCATTGCGATTGCCAGTTCCTCGTTGAGCATCAAACGATCGATATCATAGAGATACTTAACATAATCAAAGTCTGTGATATCAACAATATCGTCACGATGTAACGCATTCTTTACATAAACGGTCTGCGGATCTGTCGTTCTGCGAACCAATTTGAAGTTTCCAGCCTGTTTCTTCTCTTTACCCTTTTTATAACCTCTGGCACGCAGAGAATCGATACCACGAATATCAGTCTGGCTGGTTCTGATTCTGGAAATAGGGCTCTTATGTACTTTTCTCATCACATTGGAAATCCAGCCCTGATCATTGGTAATAAGCTCAGGGGCACCTGGACGAACTTCCTGATACTCAGGGAAAAGAGCCGTCACATTACCCTCGCCAGCCTGAACAAATCCACCGCTTACCGCATCATGCTGAAAACCATTCTGCTCTGCATAAATCTCAAGTGCAGTCTGGAAAGTGCCAACCTGACTGGTCTTTGCCATCTTGATAATATCCTCCTGGGCAGAATGAGCCAGAAAGCCACCCGTTTCGTTTTTCTTTTCATTGTCAAACACATTATGCTTCATTTCGGTTTTTCCTCCTTTAGAATCATCGTTTTTATCTTCGGGCTTATCCGGTTCCCCGAAAGCCTGTCCGAACATTGCATAGATTACATTTTTCTGCTTTTCGCTGAGCGTATCAAATATCTGCTCAACTGTTTCTTCATCTTCTTCCGTTTTCTCTTCAGAAGTTTTACCTTCCTGCGTTTCGGACTTCTCTTCTTTTTCATCCGCAGAATGATAAATCATAATATTCTCATCATATCCAATAATCATGCGATCTTCCGAAGCGTCACCATGCTCCATGACAGAATCAATGAATGCGCCTGGATTAGCTCCAGCCAGAACAAGGCTCAATTCATAAATAACGCCATGTACTACATTTGCTCCTGCCTGTTTAAGTTGACCGGCACAAATGGAAAGTGAACGAACATCTCCATGCTTCACTAATTTCTTTGCAGCAAGTCCAGATTCACTGTCATTGAAACTACAATAAGCGTAAACACCCTCGTCACGATTTTCCAAAACCGCATGACCGAGCACGCGATTAGGATCGGAATGGGTGTGCCCCCAAACCAGCGGAACGGTTTCTCCATTCTGGTTTTTAAACGCATCTTTTTTGATGGTTCGACCATCAACACAAAGAAGATCGTTTCTAGTAGCCCAGCCACTAAAATCATATTTCTCCATTTTGAAAATCACTCCTTCTATCAGTATTGTGCGAAAGCTATTTCTACTTCCTCCGTTTCCTCTTCTTTACTGCTTTATATTCGGAAGCTATCTTATCAAACTCTTGCTGATAAAGATCTTCATAAGTGGCATCAAGATTTTCTTTTGCTGCTTTATAAGCTTCCCTTGCAGCGGTAACGGCAGCCTTTAACTCTGCACTAACTTTTTCTCTTTCTGATTTAGCATTCGCAGAATTATCAGCCCTTTCTTCTTTGGTGTCTTCAGTAATTCGTTTCTTTTTACGACTTGCGGAAGTTCTCACCTCTTCTTTTTCAGCTTTCGCCTGCTCACTCACCTTAGATTTATCCTCGCTGGCATCATCACGAAGCTTTGCGATTTTCTCATTTCGCTCCGCTACTCGCTTTGCCCTTTCTTCTTTGGATAACCCGGATGGAATTTCTATTGCCATTAAGCGTTCAATCTCGGTATTCTTCTTTTCATCGATACGCTCTTTCTGGTCTTCTGCTTCTTCTCCAATATCCTCCAAATCAGATTTTTTACGAGAATCAACCCTACTCCTTCTCGACGAAGATTCCTCGGTAAGCTGAGCATTCAGTTCCTTTAATTTAGCTGAGATCTGCTCTCGGGTCACCTTGGCTTTTGCTCTCGGGTCACCTTGGCTTTTGCTCTCAGCTCAGCAATTTTTTGTTTCCGTTTTTCCTGTTCTTCTTTTACCTTTTCCTTCTTCTTACCAGAAATCTCATTTTTTGTATAAGCCCAGACTTTCTTTCCCTCATCATTAAGCTTTGTTGTGGAACGTCGCCCTTTGAGTTCTCTGGTTCTCATATAATATTCATGAGCTTTCACTGGGTCGTAATAAGGAGACGCATAGTGTTGAAGAGGTTCGTTAATATCCATTAGGGCTCCTCCTCATCATCCGAAACATAGCTTCCTATAATTTCATCAATCTCCTTTTCAAGACCGTCAAGCAGCTCGTTCACTATGCTGTCATAATCGGCTCCAGCATCACTTTCGTTGGGTTCGACATCGTAACTACCATTTGAAGGCTCAGATTTGGCCTCGCTGATATTGCTATTCTTGAGCTCATCAGCTTTTGGATCATCAGACGGTTTCATACCAATAATCTGGCGAATTTCATTTGATGTCATAATCTCATTTCTTGTGAATTTGTCAGCAATTTCTGACAGATCAGCTACTGGTACAAGTTTGAAGGGGTCACGGAAGAACAGAATCGATTGCTTTTGAGACCTGGCTGTTTTAGTAAGGAACTTACGTTTTAATTCGTCAACGATAGCTGCAATAATCGGTTCGATGGTACGGTTATAATAATTCAACATGGTTTTCTCGTCTGCGGAACCATCCAATATACTCTGAGTGATACCCAACTGGCTATAAAGCATACTCGTCAAGTATTCAATCTGCTTCATTAGATTATTTTCCACAGAACGATTCAACTGTGTGATCCGTTCCGTACCGTCGGTATATGCGATACCATATTTAGAACCGGCCAACTGACGCTCGATCTCGACACGCCTCTTCTCAGCCTGTTGACGCCTTGCTTCTGTTTTTATTACATAGGGAAGCTGAATAATCAAATCAAGTTTTCCCGAACTGCTTTGCTCATCAACAACATCCAACAAATTCAACTTCCTTATCAAACGCTGCATGGTTGAATTGGGCTCGTTAATAACTGCATAAAGCGGATTTTCGATAATTGCTATTGTGTCTTTAGGGACTACAATATCTTCCTTTAACCCTGTTCGCTCGTTATAGACCCTCACCTTAACATGACTCGGAAACCATTCCATAATTTTTCCAGTTCTCATCGATTCGATTTTATACGAACCGGTAATATCCGGATCGTCATCAGTATCTACCGGAACAATCGCTACACATCCTTCATCAAGCATTGACAAAACAATATCTTGAAGAAAAGCCCTACCAGTCTGATCAATATTGGCTGATAGATTTAAACAATCATTCAATCCCGATGAAATTTTTTCAAGAAATCTTTCCGAATCATCTAAACGAACATGCTGAATACTGATTGAAGCACAATCCAACGCAATCCGATTATATACAGAAGTAACAATAGATCTCTCATTACCTCTTGTAAGCCTCGGACGATCTGGTCTGTATGAATATCCAACTCCTATGTCTCTATAGTAACTTGTTGGATCTCTGTTTAAAAAAGCGTTCCAGGCATGTTTAATCCTGGAACCAATTGTAACTTCCATTTTGAATTCGTCACCTCCTTATTCAAAAGCATCTCGATTTAATTTAAAAGCAACGAACGCATCCATCATCGCTGCTACGGCATCAATCTTTGCGTCGTATCTCTTTTTCAATAATTTTCTATTTCCATTCGTGTCTTCCATGACAATACAATTCCCCATCGCAAAAGTCATAAGTTCTTCATCAAACAGAAGCATCCGCTCCTCTGAAAGTTTCTTTAACTCTCCCAATGGAACGGATTCTGTTTTAGCTCCCTGTATCACTTTTTCAATTCCAAACGGTCCGTTTTCAGAAGACCATCGCTCAATAAATTCCTTTGCGTTATACGGGTCATATCCCAGACATCGAACATCGTATCCAAATTCAGTGATATGATTATCCAAGTCCTCATACACTTCCATCATATCGAGAACGGTGCCTTCAAGAACAATCAAGCTCCCTTCTTCCATAAACTGATCGTATTTAATTCTCATTGCTGCTGGAAGTTTCATCAGAGTTGATGAAGAAATGTAGTTTCTGGTTTTGATTCCAAAAGAACCATTTGATAATGGAAATAAAAATGTAAAAGCACAGAAGTCATCACCTTGTGATAGATCAATGCCCAAAGAACACGGCATCTGCCAATAACTTCTCTTTTTATGAAGAAGTGTTTCTTCATATGTAAAATAATAGGTATAACCTTCCATCGGTAAACCAAATCTTTTTGCCAAAATATCGTTTCTCGCGGCGGGAGATTTTTCAGCTCTCTCCACATCAAGCTGATATGTTTCATAGCTTACTGTTTTACCGATATTGGGGTTCGCCTTCAACCACATATCTGGATTTCCAACTTCATCAATGGAATCCAATTTATACCACCAAATAGACACATGTGGATTAACATACTCCCCTTTGAGGATGTCTAGTAACTCCATTTTGATGGTATCGCCTGCTCCGTTTCTTACAGTTCCCTCAGAACTCGTAGCAACGATAATGTAGTCATCCAGCTTCGATGCACCTTGTTCAAGAGCACCAACAACATCTTCTCTCGTGTCTCCTGATAACCACTCGTCCACTGTGGAAATTTTAGGACGTAATCCCTGAAGCTTTGCTATGGACATCGGTCTTACTTCCAAAAGCGAACCAGTGAGAAAATTCTCAATACCTTTTTTGGTAGAAGCAAGCTTCATTCGCTTCGCTTTAGAACCGGTTGTATTCTGCAAAGAACCTTCTGTGAGGAACCGGAATAAAGGACCTCGTGATCGAGTAATTGCTGTACGGAATGGCGACATTACTTCATCAGCCTGTTTCATTGTAGGCGCAGTTGTAACTTGATGTGTTGTAGAAGGATCAATGTTTAATCCATATGACTGAATACATGTGTCATACAAAGATTTTGCAGCACCACGCCCCACAATAAGATATTGCTTTTTTATCAATCGCTGCTTAATCCTTTTATTTACATAACGCCCACCATGCCCATCGGAACTTGGCTCCCATACGCTCCTCTCAACAAAGTAATACCATCCATAAACCTGCTCTCCCCATAATTTAAACGAATCAAGCAGATTCAAGTCAGAACCATCCGTCAATGTCAGTTCCGATTCACAATAAGCAATCCATCCCTCGACCGCTTGATCGTCGTAATAAATACCTGGATTAGCTATTAAATCATCAACTCGATTCATCTCCATAGAGATTTCTTTGCAAACGGGTATCTCCCCTCTTATTACGGCATCTCGAAACATGCCGTAGTATTTGGGAACGGCTGTGTTTGATAATGCCATAATAATTAAATCACCTACTTGCCTGTTGCTTTCTTAATAGCCGCATCAATACCTTTCGTCATGTATTTTGATACATAATTGGTAGCGGTCTGCTTTGCAGCATTTGTCAGAACATCCTGAACAAATTTTCTTCCAACTGAAATTTCTGAACTGGTTAGCTGCTTGTACTGCTTTTCCATCTGGAGACGGTTAATCTTTGAACGAAGTTCTGAATCAGACATCTTTTTTATTTCATCAGAACTTTCCGTTTTACCAGCTCTCCCATTCGCTCTTGTAAGCTGTGCTGGTGTCCTACGAACTCCCCATTTCATTCCGAGGATTCCATAATGTTGCAGCATTTCTTCATCACTCATTTTGAATTTCCCTCCTTTGCAATGTAAGATGTTATTCCATTTGCTTCGTTTCCGGTTTCATAATATGGGACTTCTGTTATCACAATGTTTCGCTCAAGAATCTTATTTTCTGTATCCAATGTCTGAGAATCGAACGCTTTCGGTGTTATCTTGTATTCACCATCGTATGATTCATGATCTTCCGATTTTTCGATATCAGTTTCCGCTGCTACATTTAATCGCCATTCCGCTTCAGCAATCATCTTTTCCATTGAGGCTATTACCGCAGAACTCAAAGGGGGATCAAATAGCAATTTTACTTTCATATGCATATAAGATTTTACTAACTGTAGCTTTGTTTCATCAGAAATAAATTCTTTCCACGTGGAAGTTTTATCTCGAATAGAAAATCCTGATGGCGGACCAACGCCAAGTTGAGTCAAAATCATAAACACCGAATTGATATGCATGATAATATCTGAATCGAAGTGTTCATACTCTTCTGTAATACCAAGCATTTTTTTTATTGATGTAAGTACGCTTTCCATAATCTCCATAATCTCCTCTCCATCAACGTTTCCAGGGACATGTATCATTTCTGCTTCGAACAATAGGTTCTGTAATGAGAAGACTTTCGTCTCCGTAATGAATGGCATTATGTGTTGTAAGAATTGTTGAGATGAGATATTCGGGATTTAAAAGGAAATCGCTTCTTTTTAAAATATCCTCTACGGAAATTGGATTCATATGATGAATCAATATTTTCCCATATATTTCATGTCCTTCTATTCCAAGATCGCATCCATTATCTCTCACAATCACAAAATCACGAACTGACTTCCATTCTGTAGACCGATAAAAAATCTGATTCAAATATCGGTCAAATCCAAAAGTGTCTGTCCCGACAACTCCGCCTAAACGAAGATACTCGTATCGTTCTTTAAAAGTCTTCAATTTTGATAGTTCTGCATATGTCCTAATCATCGTCGTTACCCTGTCCGCTGTATATACGAAATGCATTGATGGCATCTTTATAGAGATCTTTAATTTCGTCAGTGGAATCAATAGCCCTCACTTTTGCCCTGGCTAAATTATTCTCTTCTGCTAGTCGTTCTTGTTCTAGCTTTTCTCTGGAAGATCCTAATTTCAGATAATGCGTAATGACTTGAGAAGAAGCAGTCCCCTCCAGTAATTGCTTTTCAGCCAAGTCAACAGCCAGAGAAATCATTTGAAGTTCTCTTGCTTCCGGAGTCAAAGCAGGGCGAATCTTTTTGGAAGAGCTTGTCGATTCGGAACTCTTTACTTTTCTAGCCATTTACTGTCTCCTTCCCATGTGTTTTTCAATAGATTCATAAAAGTTTTCTGGCAGTATTTAAAAGAACCCACAAAGCTGACTGCAACTTTTTTACCGAAAGGAGAAAAAAGAGTAAAAAGAACCACAGCTTATTACTTAGTCAACCTTATGAGCTCTGTTAAATACTGCCGGAAGGTAAAAACATTCTCCGAAAAATACCCCCGGGGAATTTTCAAAGACCGCCGCGATGACGGAGGGGGTGCATTTTTTGCGACACCCCCCTATACCATTACACCGCAATATGATTATGTTTTTTGCACAACTTTTTTATAGATATTCCGAAAATCATATTTCAAAATTTCATCAATTGCTCGTTCATTTTCCAACTCATTTTCTTCTTCTGAAAGTTGATCGGATGTTCTCGCAATTCTTCCAAGATACGAACATGTATGATAACCTTTTTCCTCATCGAACATGAACCATGAAGTGAACTGTTCAAATGGATCAAAAGGATTATCAACAGTTGTAAGCATACATTTGCTTGCCATTTTACTTTGTTCACTCCTTTCCATTCAGATACTTCGACACTGTAGAACTCGATACACCTAAAGCTTCTGCTATCTCAGCAGTGCTATAACCCGAAGCATTCAAGGCTGCGATTCTATTTGCTTTTGCTGGGCTTAGTGTTGTTGTCACACGAGGCGTGGCTCTTTGTCTGACAGTATCTATGTTTGTGTTGTTAAGAATCTGGGTAAGTTTATTCTCGCTAATAGCTCCCGCTTGAATTGCTTCCCATTCACGATCTGTAATCTCGATAGGCGTTCTCTTTGCACCAACAGCGGTACGAGCCGCAGTAAGAGCCTGTTGATTAGCCTTCTTGATTTCGGCTTTTGTCATGTCTGGGTTGTCTTTCTTTTTAGCAGCCACAATAGAATTAGCCATGGTCTGTGCCTGACGTTCTCTAGGGGCATTCTTTAAAGCAACATTCAACTTTGACATAAGAGAGTCCACTTCAACTTGATAAGTCTGTTTTGCAGAAGCGGAGTAAGCTATTTTCCCACTACTAATCATCTCCTTACGAGCCTGATTAGCCAGGGCCTTCATGGTATTAGCATAGTCCGCATACGCCTCTTCCTGAGGAGTTCCAGATGAAAGTGTCCGAGCATCTCTGGTTTCTGCCATCTTGGTACTCTTCTGAGTTCGTACCTGGGTTCTCCCATTCTTATCCACATACTCCTCTCGAACAGTCTTCCAGCTTTGCTCACCGGTTTCTTTATCGATAATCGGACTTCCTTTTCTTTTTAACACTGAGGTTTCAGACTTTGCTCTTGAAATCAACGTAGCAGCTCCACCATAACCATCATCATTTTCATGAGCCTGGTATTTTTTCTTCAGGGCTGTGATTCCATTATCTTGCTCACTCTTTTTATAATCGAGTTTATGCTTCTCGGCATCGATAACAACCATACTATGGCGGACCGCTCTTGCTAATTCATCCTGAGTAGCTCCTTTTAACGTCATGTCAGTAATCAGATTTGAAATTTTACCCATTTCTGTCTGAGTATTATTCATAATCTTAATCTTCTGACCGCTTTCGTTATAGTAGTCACCACCCTTTTTGACTGTTCCATACGCCATTTTAGGATCGAATCCCTCAAGACCTTTCAACTGTGGAGTCGATGTGATTTTCACTCTACTATTGGATGAGTTGCATGGAATGACCATAACGGTATCACCATCAAAATCTGCTCCAGAAAGTCTATCTGCTACTTTTTTATTGATTCCGATGGCATCCGCCGGCGTGTTCCCAAGAACTCTTCTTCCCTCAGCTTGTTTGTTGTTTACTGTCAGAACGGGAATCTCAAAGGTTCCTCCATGCGGATAACGAACTAAAGCCACAGTTTCTCCATTCTTATAGTTCGGAGCATAAACTTCGTTATCTTTAATAGAAGTTAAAGGAAGAATAACCTGATACTTCTGACGAGGAAGAGCTGCCGCTTGTAAATGGACTGCCGCTGCATCGCAATCATCAGCAAAAGATTTTAGAAGAGCTTTCTTTACAGTCGGATTAGTCAAAGAACAAATCTCATCAAATTCTGATTGCTTATCTGCTGCTGCCAGATTAAGTTGTTTCTTAATTAAGGTTCGACTCTGTTTAGATAAGAACTGTGATGGAAGTTTATCCGCCCATTCTCCCCAGTCTCCTTCTTCCGCACGCTTATTTATTAGTGAAAGCTGCTTCTTACCATTCTTATCATAGTAATAGCTCTGACCGCCTTTCACAGAAGTCGGGTTGTCGGGATCATTAACGCCTTCTTTAATCAAAGAACCAAACGGGTTATCCGGATCATCTTTGATTGGTTTTAAAACATCCATTTTAGGAGTTCCTTTTTTCTTATTGGTGTTGAACACAACATCTACACCATCCGGCAAGTCATCGGAATAAACCGCCATACCTTTAATGTAATGACTTCCGTCAACCAAAATTCGTACCTGTGCATAATGCGATTCTCCCAAAGACAAATCATCAACACCTCTACGAATTTCAACAACTCCATCTTTCAATTCACCGCCATCTTCGGAATAGCGAATTTGAAGTCGCTTAGAATCCATACTTTTCGGATAAACAAATTTAGGATCGAAGGTTTCTCCATCATCGTGGGACACATAATCTTTCAAAGAATTGATATTCTCAAAATCATAAATTTCTTTATGCTCTGTTCCAGGAGGACAGATTACCCGAAGAGTAGTCTTTTTACCCGGATTTGTTATCTGATCCACTCTACCTCCATAAACAGGATAGCCTTCCATCTCCAACATATAGAGAGCTTCATTCAATTTCTCTTTTGAAATGCCAAGTTCTCTTTCTACACCTGCACCGACATCGATCATACCTTTTTCATCAATTTGCTTTTTGATAAATTCAGCAGTGGTCTTCGCCTGGTTCATGCGAACTTCGGAATTTTCATTCAGTAAAGAACGAACAGATGAATCATTTGCAAACCCCATCTCTTTTGCAATTTCATTTAGACTTAGTCCGTCTTCCCTAAGAGACTTCGCCCTTGCCACATCCAGTGCACGCCTCTCATCTTTCGCCAATGATTTCTGTGTACGATATTGTGTGGTGGTTAATCCCATAGCTTTTGCAATTTCCGTATCACTCATTCCCTGGCTCTTCAACTCATCTATTCGACTAAGAAAATCTCCACTATGCTGATATGGATTTTCACCAGAGCCCCATGGATAGCGTCCAGAACGGCGAGGCATTCCATAATGCATTAAAATTTCTTCCGCAATTGGATTCATAATTTAGCCCTCCTGTTCTTTGATTTTGTTAATTACTTTGTCAAATGTAATAATTTTATCCATGATTGGAACGATGATTTCTGCTGTTGGATTTTCATATAAAATCTGATTGCTCTGATAAATTCTCAACTCTATGTCGATATCAGCCGGTTTAATTTTATACTCCAAACAAAAAAGAGCCGCATATATTTCAAGCTGCTCCATGTGTGCTGGAATGACACCTGTTTTTAAATCGTGAATACGAAGCATCCGATTTCGAAACACGATTGCATCGGTTGTACCAAAGCAATTCTCCGAATAAAACAGGGGTTGCTCTGGAATCATTTTAAAACCAATGGCATCATTCACATACATATTTAATGTTTTCTGTGATTTTGGAAGTTTTTGACCGAGAGTAATACATCTCGCTGCAAAATCGTGAAGTTCAGTTCCTTTTTGAGTTGCCAAAAATTTTGAATATGACTCGGCAACTTTGGATTCATCATAATTGATCCAATGATATTTACTCGCACCAAGAAAGGCGTGTTGCCCTTCAAGAGCGGAATGCTTGTTGAAGATCATATAACACTTCCTCCTTATTCTCCGGACAAATAAATCTTGAAAATGACATCTCATTCATTCGTCCAACATAATATTCTTGATTTGGTTGTTTCTTGGCGCGTACACTTTTTTTACATTCTAAGGTGGCCCATTTATCGTTATAAAGAATTAACAAATCAGGAATACCCTGAATATGACTGGCATCGAGTTTTGTAACTATGCAGCCTTTGAACATTCTTTTTAACTCTTGAATCAATTTGTTTTGAAATTCACTTTCAAGCATAGATGAGCCTCCTTTCTCCAAAATAAAAGAGAGAATGGCTGTTTTAACCCTCTCTCTTCATAACAGTCTATGTTTTTTTCGCGCGCAAAAAAATACCAAATGAAAATAAAAAAGACAGGGACTCGTTAAAGAATCTCTGTCTCACTTAACCAATATTCAATTTTAACTATTATTTCTGAGATACCGTATCAATATCCAGATTAACCATAATCCACCAGTACATAACGTGAGTATTACATCCAATATCAATCCGGCTGTACTCCTCTTCTTTTTTCCGCTTTTACTCATTTGGCATATCCTCCCCTATTATTTTTTCTTTGTTATTTCTTTTAAAGATTTTTGTCACGCTCTGTTTTGTCCTTTTCGCAACAACCGAAAGATTTTCTCTAGTGCGTTCCTTGGATTCTTTTTTGTTGCGTTGCAGTTCGTCAAATATTTTTTGACTTTCAATAATAACTTCATCTGGTATGTATCTTAAACATACTGTCGAGCCGATTTTAACGACGGTTCCTTGTTTAGGGTTCGAACCTATAACCTGAGAATCAAAACAGTCCTTATATCGTGGATTTGCTTCCTTTATGGTTAGTTTGCTTGTAGAACTTTTTAGTCCACAATCCTCTAACATCCTCACTGCTTGTTCCAGATCTATTGGAAATCCTTTATGATATAATTCTGGTATCTTAATCTTTTCTTCTGTTTTTTCAGAAGATTTATTCTTTGCATTATTGATAGCATTTGCCACCAAAGGTGTTGCCGCGGTTGCCAAACCAGCAAGTGCACTTATGACACCGATAACATCTGTTGAACCTTTATTATTTTTATTCGTATTATTCGTTCCCAATGTATATCCCTCTCAATCAAGTAATATATGGACAATAAAAAAGTGCGCCTCCAACAGAAGACGCACCGAAAAAATGCATCTCCCATTGTTGCCACACAATCTCGCTCCGTTTAAGGGTATGAGTAAAGAGAGAATACACTTTTTACCAAAATGAATTCCCTTAAACGAATTTGCGATATTTGATTGTGTGGCACTTATACTATACCATAAACCGTTGATAAAGAAAAGATTTTTTTATTAGCTCTTGACATTTTCTTCAACCTGTGATATGAGCCTGTTTTCTGAGATCGTCATAAACCATTCTCATCCCATCTTCAAAGTACACTAATATACTCATATACCCAAACGGACGAAAATATACGGATGACCGCGACAACCTTGGATAAATTGACTTGAAATTTTCATATAAACTCTCCCAACTAATCTTGCTCATGATTTCCTCCATTTTTTACTCGTGGTCAAAAACCCACTTTTTTTTCGCTATTACTATATATATTTAAACTTTCTATCATAATAGTTTAAGAAAAAAAGTGGGAAAGTGGGCTTTGAGCCCGCAAACCCGCATAAATACTGGGTTTTTACTGACCAAATCGGGGTTTTAAAAGTGGGCACAAAGTGGGCAAATGACCACAAATTTGACCAAAATCGTCCGAATCCTTCCCCAAAATTCCCCTCATTTTCCAAAAAGCCCAAATAAAAGTGACCAAAGCCCGTTTTTCAAAACTCAAAAGTGGGCGTAATTTTCACCCACCTTCAAGCTTTGTACAGACGTTTTTAATAGTTTCTCCTCTGGTAAGGTAAATGTTTCCGAGCAATCGGACGGTAAGAATATTGTTTAATGAAAGATTCTCTTCGGAATTTTTTCAAAGACATCCCATATCGAGCCGGAGAGCTTAGACTCTTTTTCTTCTCTTTCTCGGGCACCGATAATCCAAACGCTTTGTTCAGAGTGTCCGCCATCTCTTTTAACTTGGCGGCAAATTCTTCAAATGCTTTCGTAATCGTATCAATTGCTTTCTGAAAATCATTCATGTTTATATATCACCTCCAAATTCGTCCCGTTCGTTTGTCCTTGATAACGATCCGTTCCTCAATATGAAAATCTGACAACTCACAAAGAGCAAAGATAGTGTCCAATAATTTGTGAAACCGTTCGTCTTCCTGTTCCATGTTCTTCAGCGCTTCATAGGCAGTCGGGTCTGAATATCCCTCTGCATTTCTTCGACAATCATTTTTAATACCCATCTCGTCCTCCCCATCGGAAAGAGTCATCCATATAGGTTGTAGACGCACTAATTGCTTTTAATGCTATTACTCCCGCCAGACACACAATTCCGATAATAATTCCAATTACATATTTCATGCTGTTTCGCCCTCTCCTTCTACTAATTTAACACCGCCATACTCCCACAAATCTTCTTTTAACTTATCCATATCCAACTCTCCATTTTGCCAGCGTTCGTAATATTCCAGAACCAATTCAGTAAATCTCGGAATACGCTTGGCGTAGGTCTTTGTCCAATAATGATCCATTAACACTTCCAAAGGGAGAGTCAGGAGTAAAACCATAGCGGTATTTACGGCATCATCCGTGGCTTCCTGCTTAATACGCTCAAGCTCTTTTCCTACTTGTTCTCGTACCGCTATATTGAGCTGCTCTTTTGTGAGATTGTATGTGGCGGTTTTCGCTTTTTGTTCTAATTTCTGAGTACGTCTCCTCTCTGCTCGTCCCATCATCTTCTTCCCCCTCATAAATCCAATTTTCTTTTGCAAAGAACAGCGGTATCCCCATCATCAGGGAAAATAAAAAGAACGTTGCATCCCCATCACACCATGGGATTGCCAACGCTCCGCCACACATTAAAATGACTGCATATATTTTATTTTTAATTAACTCCTTTTTCCACATTGTCCTTCTCCTTTGTTGATTTGATTATATTTTCTTCAACGGCTTCCATTTTTGTCATAATTCCCGCCTCTCGGAATTTTCCGTATGCTTTCGCTGTTGCACAGTGTTCGATGCATTTCAGCACTCGGTCAATCAGCGAATAAACACATAAGTAAACAGTGATGAACATGATAAGTAGCTGAATAAAAGTAAATATCATTTTGTCGAACCTTCCTTTCCATCAATATACATAAAATATTTCATTCGCTTTTCAAATCCTTTACAAGAGAAAACTTTTCCCCCTTTTTCCCGAACATGTTTAATATGAGTGAAGGTACTGCCTCTGTCTGTTAAACAGAAAATCGTATTTTCTTTATAAAAATTCCAATAGTAAAGTCTATCCGAAGTCGAATAAGATAAAGCGTGGAATTTCTCGAAGTCGACCATTTTCATCAATTCTTGTAATTCGTATAAAGCTTCATTAAATGTCTTACACTGGACATAAATTGTTCCGCTTTCACTTTTTAGAAATTTTTCAAAACCAATTTTATACTCAGCGAATGGAACTTTAGACATCATAATCTCCTCTCTATACTTTCTTCACATGAATGTTTACAGTATCAAGAATGCATTCATCATTTTCAATACACTCTACTTCCATATTGAGACACTCGTCGGAAAGTATTTTTTTATTGAAGTCTTTTCGTATTAAGCAAACTTCTTCATTCGCACCAACAACTAAACGAATATCGTTGTACCATATGAGAGGTAATAAATCTTTGACCTTTATCGACACACTCAATCCTCCTCCAAAATTCTATAACAAGATAATTCAAATCGCGGCATAATCTTTTCCGGATACATTATTCTGCTAAACTGAACACCATTCCCATATTGTTTTTTTTTTTTTGAGGCGTAACACATCTGGATGGTTATGTTTATAGGTAGCATTTAATTCCTCCAACGTGTTGTAAAACACCGATTCATAATATTTAATCATCTTGCTTTTTACCAACAATAATTTCTGAATATGGTAAGCTTTCAATCCACTTGCAGAATTCTACCCATTCATCGAGTTTATGGTTTTTCCGCATCGGATAGATTCCCGCTAACACTTCGTAATTCAGCATGACTGTCCGCTTCTGGTTGTAAGAAGAGGGGAGAAGCTGGATCATCTGCCACCATGCTCTTTTGTCTTTCTTGATTCCCGATTCCTCTCCGGTTAAATATTCATGTCTCCAGAAATTTAACGATTCTATTATCTGGTCGAGAATATAGGTGGATGATATACAGGCATGATCCGGAACGATTTCATCTCCAGTTAAGTGCTCCCAGCTAAAGTCATTCCTTGTAAATTTCTTCTCCGCAATCTTATGCATGGTGGAACAAGAATTTGCAACGGTACCAACTTTGTAAGTATCAAACTCTTTCCACCAATAAAGCGGAGCTGTAATGTCCATATAGACGGTAATCATTCGGCGATACTTTGCGTGAGTCGGACCACCCGCTGCAAGTCGCATCATCAAATCATGGTCTGCTTTACCAAGCTGCCACGAATGATCATATGTATGCTCGCAATCATAAGCAGCACAACTTTTACATCCAATACCATCATCTCCGCCTTTACAGATACCGCTATCCGATTTTTGCCAACTATTCATCGGATTTCGCATTCCCCTGATGACATGTTCCCATCCCATAATTTCTACATTTTCAATTTTGATCATTAAATTCTTTCTCCTTTATTTCTTCTTGAATGACACGAGCAATATCCTGTAAAGAATCCAACTTTTTCCCACAGCACTTTGCTGCCGACTGAGCGAGAAATTCATCAGCTTCTAAGCTCCAAGTTTCATAATAGTTTGGTCTTATCCCTGCCATTTTATATACATCACCACACCGGAATGAAACCCTAATATGATTACATATATCAATGACTGCTCGATGCTTGTCAACATACATATTTTTTCGAATATCTGGAAGATAGTTGATTAAATCATACATTGCCTCAAGCACATCTTTACACTTATCTCGGTGAATTATAATGAGTATGTCATTATTCATTTTCGAATTTCTCCATTTCTGATAGCATCTGATTCTCTTCATCGCAAAAACAAATATCGGTTGGATCAACTCGTCTGACTCCATCTGAAAACTCTACAATACCGAATATCTTGCTGAATACCCCAGCCGGAGCTCCTCCTATTAGAGGACTGGCTTCCAAAGGTTTTGAGTAATGTTCCCATGCATGGAAATATCCAAGTTTATCGTTTACAGTACAAAGCCTTGTTTTCCATTCTATCTGCATATCAACTCCTGCCATTACAATTTTCCTTTCTGTTGCTGTCTAAATTTCCGATATTGTCTGCTATATTTTCTCAATATCAAATCTAGCATTATTGAATTCGTTTGCTCCGTAGACTCCGGCATAGTGGTTAAATATGGGTAGTTCTCTTTATCGTCTATTAACGTTTTAAAAATCAAGTCTAACGCATACTGTGCGTTAATAGGTGGATCACACAATTCAAAGTCTTTATCCCTATACCATTCGTCCACTATCCTTTGAAAACCCTCAAAAGATATATCGTCACCCCAAATCATTACAAATTTCTCCTTTCTCGCTCCAATTTCACATCAATCGCTTTCTGCAAATCTTCCGGCTTAATATCAAAAATGGACTCCAGGAAGTTTAGGCAAATATACGCATCTGCCATCTCTTCCAAGAGTCCTATTCTGTCGCCATAACCACGAACCTGTTTGCTGACTTGCTGCTGAAGCTCTGCAAATTCCTCCATTGCTACCGTACATTTCGTCTTCCAAGAATACTTTTGAAGACTCTTTCGAATGATTCGTCTCCTTTCTTTTTCAGAAAGTTGAATATCACCTTTTAGTCCTTGAATAAATCTACTTCGATTCATTTTCTTTATCGTCCTCCACAACATCACATCTCTGACAATCATTATTTGATGCTCCAAAATATTCGCGGCAATGTTTTCTCATGTTGTATTCTACCTCCGTTATTTCAACAAATTTATTGTTTTCTTCTTTGAAGAATCGGTTAATTTCTACCTTGTATCCTTCCGGTACAATCGCATACAGAATTCCGACTGTATCATAATCTCCATTTTTAGAATCGACGAGGAAATCTTCACAATACACTTTGAAAGGCTTACTTTCAGGGAAATATGGCATGGTAATCGGGAATTTTTCCTCCATCACACGATCAATTAAACCGCTATGATACGAAGCATTTGGGTTATCCAAATTGATACCGCAGAACCGGTCTACATCTCGATATTTTACCGTCCCATCAGCATACACATACTTAAATAATGAGCTCATGCGCTTACACTGATAATTGACAACTTCTCCTCGATGACCACTTCGATCTCTAGCATCGCTCCAGACATCTTCCGTATCTACAATAGGGGTGAGCGGTTTTCTTTCAATCATGCGAACCAAAATATACTTTGTCATACCGATACTAAATCCAGAATGACCGTCTTCCAGAAGGCTTCGATATGCTTTTAAGGCACTTTCGAAGCAAGCACAACCATAATCCTGTTCTTCCTCTTTTGTTCCGGATGCTTTTCTCTCATGTTCACAGGCGATTCGAACTTCATTCTCTACCCATAATTCCATATTCGATTTTTCTCGGCAGGAACTGATAAGACGATTACGATCATCAATATATTCGTTGGCGAATATCTTTCTCGTATCAGAGCCAAAGCTATCGATGATTTCAGGAAGGTTCTCATTGACTGCATTGAAAATCAAACCATAATTGTAGCACCAATTGATTGCTTTCCGAAGCATATCACCAACACGACAGGTCCAAAGAATTAGTTTGTCCCCTTCTGCCTGTCTTTTTCTAAGATAGTAAATCATATCTTCATTTGCCTCACCAATCTCTGGCCACTTGTTTTCACATAAAGTTCCATCAAAATCTACTGCGATAATTTTAGAATTCATATCATTTTCTCCTTCTTACTCTTCTGAATTTATCTACGCTCTTTATCACACCGGTATTCTTATTGATAATGCGATAATAAAAATCTGTTTCCTCCACCAGCATCCAATCTTTACAATTAAGATAATGAGCAGACAGACATTCTTTCTGTTCACGGGTTAATTTCTTCGGTTGTTTCATCTTCCTCTCCTTCAAAAAGACATAAAAATAGCCCGAATTCACTAATTAAAAAGAATCCGAGCCAAAATATGTCTAATTCTGTAGTTCATTTTTTTTCTTTGATCTCATCCAACTTTGTTTTCATTTTTTCCAGAATATCTTCAATGGTCTTTCTAGTCTTTGGATGCAGCTTCATATACTTACAATGCTCATCGTACCAGCCGAATATCTCATCCAGCTTTCCTTTTTGCCAACTAAATGCCCACCAATCACAAATCATCTCGATGATATAATTGTATGGCATCTCCAAAATAATTTCTCCCTCTTTCGGATCATCATTTATCAAAATCCAATATTGCCAGTGATGAGGGTTTCTATGCAGATGTAACAACCAAGCTTTTTGATAATTTTGCATAACCGCATAAGAACGATTTCCTCCATAAAAATACGCATCGTAAGCCTCATATTCATCCTGTTCATCTTTGGATTTATCATGTGCAAATTCAATTTGCCATCCATAATCGAATCCATCGACTAGAAGTTCTGGAAGATTTTCAGCAATCCAGTCAAATCCTCTTTTTACATTAGAACGATGCTGAGTTAAATATTGATCGTACTGAAAGCTCACTTGTCCGCTCCTTTCTTCTGAATGGTAAGTTTTCGATAAAGCTCGTATGCTTCCTTTCCTTGATAGGCATTGATGACATCCACTCGCCCGTTTTTCTGACTACCAACAATTAAAACACCAACATCTTTTCCACGAGAAAAATCCCAACTTACAATAACACTATCTGTCGATTTCATTTTTTCTTTTCCTCCCACATAATAGGTTTACGGGAATTCAGATTACAACCGTGTTCTAAGCATCTATTACAAGGATCGAATTTTTCCTCCAATTCCTTGTGCTGACACGTCTTGCAATATTTTTCAAAATTAACTTCTAAATACTCTTCGTTCATAGTTTTAATAAATCCTTTCTTCACAATCTACATTGAACACATGCCTTCCATCGTAGAAAATATCAATATCTGAGGAATAGTAACCATTCTGATCCGAATAGCAAGGGATAAAGAACATCGGTGTTCCTTTGCTTCCAAATCTAAAGCCATTTTCTGGAACCACTTCGAATATCAAGTCATTTTCAAACTCGTATTCTAATGCCAAATCTTCGAGCTGCTCAAAATCTGCATAATTTGTTTCACAACAATCCTGTTCGTGGTCAAATGTGATTCTTGAACCATTATCAAAAAGGATATAATTCGTATTTACTTCCTTGATTTTCATAACATCGCTCCTTCTAAAAATAGTATCTAAGCCATACTGCATAAAGTTTTTGTTGAGAACTACAACCTTCTAGCAATTTCCAAAATTCTGTCAATGATAAAGCTTTTATCTTTATAGACAACATCCATAAAAATACTCGAATACCTACTATTAACTCTTTTAAATACTCTTCGTTCATAATAAACCGCCCATTTGATATAAAAAAAGAAAGAGCCTGCGATTTTTCAACCACAGGTCCTTTCTGACATAATTGCTTCTTGGTTACGCTTCGATATCCCTCTGAGTGTCCTCAATCAACCCATCGAGTTTGGATTTGACTTTTTCGTATTCCCCTTCCTCCAGCAACTCTCTGAGTTCGATAAGAACCCTCAAAAGTTTTCTACTAAACGCAACAAATTCTTTCATATTGTCTTCCATTTACCTGCCTCCTTTAGCAAGCCCTTTCTTTTAAGATAAGGTAAATATACCTTTCATTATAGGGCATGTTATTTTTGCGAATTTTCTTAAATTAGATTTGCTCCTTCGGTACACGAATATAAGCAGAAGCAACAAAGCCTACTCCAGTACCAATCATCACAAGACCAATAATCAATCTGTTCTGAGCAGATGATAAAATTTCTTTACAAGTGTTGATTTTTTCGCTCATAAACTTCTTGACACCCCTCCCAGCCTTCTGTAAAATATCAAACATTCTTGATACCTCCTATTTTTAATATTAACACAAGCTTGGCGGTATTGCTATAAGATTGTTACCACTTCACAAATCTTGTTTCGTTAAAATCCTTCTTCTCCTTTAATGCTTTACTGATTGCTAAATCGATTCCGCTCCGAGATTTCAAGTGATAGTAATACAAATCTTTGAATGGTGTATTCAACCTGTCTATTCGCCCCGCAGATTGCTGCATGATTTTGTAGGAATAATTCTGCGAATAGAATATAATCGTATCAGTTTTAATACAATTCCATCCTTCAGCTCCTGCGTTATATTGGACAAGATACACCCAGCTTTCTGATTTTGGAATAGGTTGATGTTTATGGCCATTCCATTCCGCGATTTCAAAATACATAGTATCTGCATGTGGAATAAACAATTCTTTTAAAAGCTCCAACTCATAATCAAAATTGTAAAATATAATGGCTCTTGGATGCTTTTCTACAATTTCCAGCAGTGCAAGTTGTCTTGATTCGTCTGTATTCACAATTTTTCGCCATATATAACAAAGACCGGCTGCGTTTGTAATCGGTTCATTCTTGTACGGGTCCCATCTGGTTCTTCCCACATCTTTATATTGCTCGATACTATACCGCACAAACACATCTTCGTGATGTGAAACTGTTTGTCGCTTGAAATCCATATTCACCAAAATTCGATTTCTTAGACGGATCAATCGTCCAGTGTTTAGATATTGGTCAATCTTTGGAAATTTGCTAAATCTGCTATATACCACATGCTCCCGGATGAACTCTGTTCGGTTTTTGTAGAATCCGTTCGCAACAAACACTGGAATATAATCCTGCCATGTATCCCCCGGAGTTGCCGATAGCAGAATCCATTGGTTAGATTTTGCTATCTTTAGGAATGCTTTTACCCATGCTCCTGCCCCAATTACTCTTTGCTCGTCAAATATAAAGAAAGCATTTTTCACATCTGCATACTTTCCAATATTATTCCAAGAATCCACTTTAATTAAATTGGAGTATAAATTGACATCTTTATGAATGGAGAGAAGGAAGGGTGAAAGATCCCCCTCCCATTCCATCGTATCTCTCTTTCTTGCTGTTGTAATGATATATAAATCTTTTGGAGGATCTTCCATTGGAATATATTCCTCCGTTCCTGTCAAACAGCTCGGTTCTCCACCGTTTTGAAGATAATAATAAGCTAAAGCAGTTCTGGATTTTCCACTTCCAACACCCCCGCAAAGTATGCATCCATTCTGCATTTTTTCTACTGCTGCTATCTGATAATCATATAGTTTAACAGCCATCTGGATTCTCCCCACAAGATACAAATCCGTTTTCAACTTCTGCTCGATACTCCAGAATCCCATACTCCTCCAAATTCGCTTTAGGTCCACCTATCAGCAATATAGATGCTATCTGCTCGTCAGTTTGGTTCTTCTCCTCACGATAATAAGACCATAACACTTCTTGAACGTCTTTCGTAACGCAAATTTTTCGGCAATCAAATTTGCTTTTATCTGTTATTCTTGCCGATATTTTTCGTGCTACATTTTCATAAAAAGTAGCCAAATCGCAATAACAGTCCTCTTTCTTCAACGATACTGTTTTAATCATATTTGTCATCCTTTCATAAGCTGTGAAACACTCTTCTCATAGTCCACACATCCGAAAAATACATCATCGTGAACCAGTAATTTTCTCCATTATCATCCGTAGACATCGGTTGTGTAAATACATCACCCACCTTGATATATGCAGCCACTCCAAGAAGAGAAAGCTGAATGTAACACATCAAAGCGACAATTTCGTCAATATCCTGTGCCACAACCAATACATGATTCTGAAAATTCAGATTAACTTTTTCTAATTGTTTTCTTGCTTCGTTGATTGCTGCAATTAAAGTAGCTCCTGCCCCACAACAAAAATCGTTAATAGTTATATATCCTTTCTCTTTCACAACAGCAGCAACATCCTCTTCGGTTACTTTTGCCATCAATTCACACACATGATATGGAGTAAAAAATTGACTGTTGGATTTGTCACCCAAGTTCAATTCCATAAAAATACTGCCTAGAAAGTCCTGCTCTGGGTTTTCTTCCAAAGCCATAACTACATAGGCAGCCAATTCCGGGAACTGCTCTTGCTCCCGCTTATTGTATTTTTTAATAATTTTCAAATATCGTTTTTCCCGTTCTTCATAGTGGAATTTATCCACTGGATTCGATAAAGAACAGGCAAACATTATGATGAAATCCCGCCATACATCCCATGATCGGTGCCGGTAAGTCAACTGATTAAATGTTTTTAGAAATTGCTTTTTAACATCTTCATTTTTAGGAACTTTATTAGGCTTTGGGTTATCTGTTTTCTTAGGTTGTGGCAGAATATTTAGTTCTTGTTTTACGCTACCTACTTTGGGTTTAGAAATAGAAGCGGTTGTTTTCGGTTTCGCTGTGGTTCGCCTCTTTTTCGGATTCCAAAATACCATAGTTTTTCTCCTTTCACGAAAATAGAGGGCTGTTTCCTTTTACCTTAGGACATTTACCCTGCTTAGTGATAGCAAGCACCCTATTTTTATATTTTAGAAGAATTAAACTTCTTCCGGTCCCTCTTCCTCCGCATATTTCTCTGCGAACTCGTCCTCTTCGATAGTAACATACATCGTCTTCAGATAAGCTTTGATACCAGTCTTTCCATTCACTTCCCATGAATAAGGTCGAATCGTCAAGTCTACATTCCGAATCTCCGCATAGTCCAAAGTGGAAATGGATTCATCATCCAACGGTGTTTTTGTTTTTCTAGTAATCATATATACCTTAGGCGGGATATTCTCAAAGCTGACTGCCACCTGGATATAATGTCTCGGCTCTTCGTCCTCGTCTCTCGGAGCCAGCAGTCTTACATTCCATCCATCATTGGAAAGTTTCTCTGCCTGCTCCGAATCTTCGATGATGACACAGAAGTTCCGGTTTCCCGCGCGATTATACTTTGATTCTTCTCCTCTGAAATTACGAAAGATAATACGAGCGTTTTCGATAATGATATTTGGTACATTTTTAAAAGCCATGATATATTTCTCCTTTTCTTTTAATTAAATGGTATTTCTTCATCTGCGTCTTCTGGAATGTTCATAAAATCCTCAAGTTTTGGCTTTGCAATGTAAGGATCTTCCGAAACAAACCATTCAAAATCGCCATATTTAGATATGGTCTTTACAGCATCATCGACAAGTTTGTCATAATAAGAACGGTCGATAGAATCTTCTTTAGATAATTCTCTAACCATCTCTGATTCCAGCCATCGATACCCTTTTGAGCCTGTAGCAGCATAATACTTTCCGTCTTTTTCTCTCATCAATAAACCGCCGCCAGCTCCTGGTTTAATCGGGCAGAATTGACCAACTCGTCCAATGAAAATATAATTGTGCCCTTCTTCGATACGTTCGAGCAGTTCCCCACAAAGATTCTCAAGAGTTGTATCTGAGAGTAGCCCTTTCTTGTATTGATCTTCCAATTTTGCAAATTCCTTTTCGGAAGAAGATACATCGGGAAGCCCCTCATTCATATCCAAATATAATGCACTGCTTACTGATTTTGTTTCACACATATCTTCAAAGACAATCTCTTCTTTACTAAAAAGTTTCTTAAAGACATATGGAATCTGGAATTGTGTACCGGTTGCGGTCCATTTTCCGTCTTTATACTTGGCGATATAAACAGCATCGTTTACCAAGCACATTCTGTCATATGTAGCCTCATGTTCAAAGGTGTAGCCATACCGTTTTCCATAATCCATAACAAACTGGATAATCTCAGGAGTTGCGTCCGGAATCTTAATAGAATCGGTCTTAATATGGGCAACAGTAAAGCCCCGTTCCTGTACCTCGTGTTTGAGGTTAATCATGAACAGAGCTCCTCGTTTGGCTACAATATTATCTTTGTTTCTAGGATCACGGAATGGATTATCGAAATTTGCAGAAGTAAGACCGTAAACAGAATTGATTGCAGTCTTCAAAGCGTTCGCCAAATCCTTTGCCGTCATTTCTCCATCAATTACTTTCTGAATATACGGTGTCAGCTTTCCATCCAGCATATGGTTGACCTCATTCCATGCCTCATGTTTAATGCTGACTCGTCCTTCTACAATATCACGGAATGATTTGGTGAATTTAACCCCGAACAATACCTCCGCAATTGCACTATGCGGATGCATCGAAGAAATATCTAACAGAGCTACATTCCCATACATCCCAGGTTCCGCATAAACATAACCGCCCTCTCCAACTTCTTCTCCCAGATAAGTAGACTTTCCGTTTTCGTACTTGTATCCTGGAAAATATGGTAAAAGACTTCCTTCCTCCCCATGCGTTTGGGACATCATTTCTGGACATGCTTCCGCTAAGAACGAATAAGTTTCCTCATCAAGATAATGTACCGGTTCTGCTAAGTTACGATAATGAAACTGGTCTTGCGGTTTTCGCTCATTCCCAAATATAATTTTCTGAGTAAGCGTATTAGTGGTATCATTGACGGTCATTCCAGCTAAATCCGCCAGAATCTGCCTAGCCGTCCAATCCGCTTTCAAATAATGAAACGCTGCTTCCGTAGCAATCACATCGTTATCACAATACTCAGCAACCTTTGTCCACATGTCTTCCGGTACTGGTTGATCCCATGGAAGTCCCAGCTCTTGATGATGGATTCCCATTTCAATTTCCAACTTTTTCAAGCTTTTTTTGTTTCCAGCAGATGCAAAATCATATACATCCGTATAAGAAACATTGTAGGCTTCTCCAAAGAAACAGTTTGGGCTTCCACTGATAATCTTTTGCGAAAGATTGTATAATTGCTCATTTGTATAACCCATAAGTCTTGCATAGAGAATATGATTGTCATATCTCCTACAGTTAAATCCAACCAATCGAAATCGTATCAATTCTTCAATCTCTGTTGGTGTTGGATTGATCATTCGTACAACTGGCTTCCCTTCTCCCTCCATCTTCCAATTTACAAGGAATAAATTGGGAAATACTTCAATATCATAGAATACCAGTTTTGCCTCTTCGTTTTTCCCCGCTGTGGAAGGGTCCGCCGATTTAAACTGCATCTTGTTTACCAATTTAATACAATAATCGGCTTGATGTGTACTGTTTGCAGCAAATGCCAATACCGCATTACGCATATCCGTTACATCGTAACTTAAATCACTGGAGTAAGCATCTTCCAGTATTTTGTAGATAAAATCGATACTAGGCTTAGTACCTGGATGAATTTCTTTATTCAAATTTCGTTTAATCAGTGTTCTAAGCCCTTTCTCGCTTTTTATCGCTTCAAAATTTACCATTTTATTTTCTCCTTTCATCGGTAAACCAGAGCTAATAGTTGCGATAGGCAAGTCATTACACTTCGTAAGTTTTCTCCGTAATGAGCTTTTGCCTGTGAACACTTTTACTTCAATATGGTCGTCATAAACACGACTTAATTTGTTCACATCTCCCGTATAGATATAATGAAGGTGAACTCCCTTTCCGCTTTTGCTTAACTCTGCATATGTTGCCGGCCACTTACTTGCTTCTTCTACATTCCGCTCAAACGATTTATTTCCGTCTTCATCCGGAATATCAAAATCAATCACAATGTGATTCTCTGGGACTTTAACATAATGGATTTGAGAAGTATTCAAGTCTGATAGTTTGGTTTTTACATTATCCCACTTCATTGACGGAGTTTCTTTTTCCGTTGCATACTGAGCCGGACAATCAGAACACTCCCTATCAAATACAGACTCTATGTCGTCAAAGTGTAACAACGAATGCTTTTCTTCCTGTTTCTCTACAATAGTTTCCTCTTCAAACTTTTCTGTCCGAAATCCAATGTAATAACTTCTTACCCTTGAGCCATCTTCCATATTGAATCGTTCTTTGTAGTCTCGAAAATAGTTTTTCAGTTCTTCCTTAAAAACTCTCTGTGAAAATGGATATCCGACTTTTGCTTCGTCACAATAAGTTTTATACATTTCCCAAGCAGCTTTCAAAGTTGTACCGTTTTCTCTCTTAAAGACATGGTACGAATCGACAATGAAATTATAAAAATCGTTCGAAGCTCCTAACATCACGATAGGAATATAATCATCATACATTCCAGGATTCTTCAAATAGATTTCTTGGCAGTGATATGCAATTGCTCCAAGCTCAAATTCAATCTGTTTCATAATTGTCTTGTATTCTTTGGGTCCTAATTTATTTCCGGAAGGAGATACATCCACTAATCGTCGTATTAGACCTGATTTTGCGTCCGTTATCTTTACCGGTTTATTTGTACCCATGAATAAAAAGCATTTAAAACGGTTTGAATAAGTAGATTTGAATTTCTCATTTACCGTCATCAGCTCGTGTGACACCAGACTATTCAATCTAGTATTATCTTCAATCCTTGACAAATCCCCATCATGTTGAATAGCCACAAGAGGGTTGTTCTTGAATGCTTCCAATGCAAAAGAATTGCTAGATGAACCCAGAGCTTTGGCATCAAAAACGGAATAGTATCCCTCAAAAAGCTGCTGAATAATATTGAGAACCGTAGATTTACCTGTTCCGGCAGCTCCATACAAAACCATAAATTTTTGCAATTTCTTTGATTCTCCGCACACAATGGAACCGATAGCCCATTCAATTTTCTGCCTCTCTGTCTCGGAGTACAAAGTAGACATCAACTTGTTATAAGCAGACAAATCGCCAGCTTCAAGCGGATATTTCAACTTTTTACTGGCGTAATCTTTTTTGTCGGTCTTGGTGTTGGAGAATATCAATTTATCGTCCAGTGTGTGAAAAGAATCCCGCATCTGTTTCTGACAATATTTGTGCCAGGAATCAATCATTCCGGATTCAGCATCCCACATGTGAAGGACTTTAATATCAGAGTCAAAGCGTTGGCGGCTTTCTTCTGCGTATCTATCCAGCTCACGGTCAATCAACTGCAAAGCATCTTGTTCGTCCGTAGACCATAAACCTCGTTCTTCAATCCAGATAGCGTAGAAGTCACCACCTCGAATCATCAGATCGGAGCTTTTTTTAATAATGAACTTTGGATAGATTTCAATTGCACCACGCTTTGTACTACGTGTGGAAATCATCAAAAAGTCGATCATCTCATTTTTTACTCTCCTTTGTCACGCTTTAATTCTTCGATTTCGCTTTCAAGCTTTTTAATTTTTGCTGCCTGTTCCTGTCTTTCAATCTCACCAATAAAAAAATTCATCGTAACTAGAACAGAAAAAACCGCAACACAGTTGTTGAATTTTTGCTGTTTTCTGATAGCTCTTGAGATAACATCTAACCTTCTGTCCGAATTATGTAAACTCCTAAAAATATAATTCATAATCTCACACATTTTACTTTTTTCCTCCTCATATAATCAAGTGTTTTTTATTGAAAATTCAAGGTTTTTCAACCTTTTATATCTCAGTGAATAGGCCTCAGCTACAAGCATTTCCGT